AAAAAACAGTTGACATTGACAAAGAAATAGATTAAAATATACACTGAATAAATCTATTGGAATAATATTATGGCTATTTTAGTTGACTACAACCAGGTCATGCTAGCGTCGCTTTTCGCTGGTATTGGCAATCATACGGACATTGAGCTTAATGAAAACCTTCTTAGGCACATGTTCTTAAACTCGATCCGATTCAATCGGAAAAAGTTTCATAAGGAATACGGTGAGATCGTTCTATGTGTCGATAACAAAGACGTATGGAGGCGAGATTACTTTCCCTACTACAAAGCAAACCGTAAGAAGTCTCGCGATGAGTCTGATCTAGATTGGAACAAGTTGTTCGAATCTATTCATATGATTCGTGAAGAAATCACAAACTTCTTTCCCTATAAAGTGATCTACATCGAAAGGTGTGAAGCCGACGACATCATCGCTACGATCATCCACGAAAATGGAATGGAACTTAACACTGGAGCAGAAAAATTCTTGATTCTATCCGGTGATAAAGACTTCATTCAATTGCACAAATACGCTAACGTCGATCAATACGATCCAGTCCGCAAGCGATGGATTCGAAACGACAATCCTGATAAATATTTACAAGAACATATTTTGAAAGGAGATGTTGGTGACGGTGTTCCGAACATTCTTTCTGCTGACAACACACTAGCAATAGGTGAGCGTCAAAAGCCTATGACTGCAAAGCGTATGGGCTTGTTCATTAAAGAACCAGAAAACATGGACGAAGAAACTAAACTACGTTTCAATCGTAATAAGAAGATGATTGATCTTTCGCAAATTCCACAAGAATTCAAAGACAGGATTATTGAGGAGTACGCTAAAGAAAAAGAAATCGGCCGTGAACACTTATTCAACTTCTTTATTAAAAAACAGTTGAAGAACTTAATTACTGATATACAGGATTTTTAACATGCCAATGAGATTATCAATCTCTGAAATCTTAAACAAGATTGCAGAGCTTAAAACGAAAAATGAAAAGATTGATTGGCTCAAGAAAAATGAGTCAATCCCACTTAAAACAGTACTACGATTAATCTATGATGATAACATCGAGTTTCTAGTTCCTAGTACTCCACCGCCGTGGAAAAAGAATTCCTACGTAGGAGTCGAAGGTATGCTCTATAAAGAGACAAGACGTCTTCGAATCTTCGTAAAAGGTGGCGGATACGAGAACTTGAATCAGGTTAAGCGTGAAGGACTGTTTATCAGTCTTCTAGAAGATATCGATAATGGTGATGCAGAACTACTTGCTAAACATATGATCAGTCACACACCAGTGAAAGGTCTTACTCGTAAAACTCTAGAAGAAGCACTACCAACACTATTTACAGATAAGATTCAGTTAGCATAGGAAGTAAATGAACAATGGCCAAGCGCTGGAAAAACTTTCGTCATGATAGCTTTGACGACTGGGACGACGTTCGTATAGAAGATCGAAGAAAAGAGAAGCAGAAGAATAAGCGACGCGAAAAACGACATAATCGCTTAGACGAAAAGTTTCGAAACTTCAAAGATTTTAGAGACGATTACGATGACTAATAAAGGCGTACTAAATACCTTAATTGCCGAAATTAAGAAAGTAGGTTTACATGCTGCTTATGTCAGTATTGAAGAAGAAAGAACTCAGAATCTTCTTAATTACTGCTTAGCAAATAACATCATGTGTAGCCTAGTAGATGATTCTAAATGGCCTTGCCACAAAGAATCGTATTATGTCGGTGACGAAAGCGGTCCAAAAAATTTACAGCTATTTTCTTTGAAATTCTAGTTGACATTTCCTGGAGACTGTGGTATAATAGTCTCATATTGAAAAGGAAATGGAATATAATATGAAAGATAAAGTGATACTAGTAGACTGTGACGGAGTTCTACTTGATTGGGTATATTCATTCAGACAGTGGATGAACCGTCACGGATATACCGAAGTTAGAGATGATACTTATAACATCGATGAACGATATGGTATAACCAAGCAAGAAGGAAAGAAACTCGTAAGAATGTTTAACGAGTCAGCCTGGATTCGTAAACTGCCTCCTTACTTAGATGCTATTAAGTACGTGAAAAAATTGCATTCAGATCATGGATACATATTTCACGCAATTACTTCGTTAAGTAATGACGATTATGCTCAGCACTTACGTACTAAAAACCTTATTGAATTATTTGGTCCTACAGTGTTTGAAAGATACATTTACTTAGACACTGGAGCAGACAAAGACGAAGCTCTAGCTAAATACAAAGACACTGGATGTATATGGGTTGAGGATAAACCCGAGAATGCTGAAGAAGGTCTTAAGAATGGTCTAGATAGCTTCCTGATGAACCACGCTCACAATGCTGGATATCAAGGTGACTTTATCAGAGTACACAACTGGAAAGAAATCTATCAACATGTGGTTGGCTAAATATAAATAGACTTATACAGATGATATGGAATACTGATGCCAATATACAGTTTCAAAAATAAAGAAACTTCCGAAGAGTTCGACATCATCCTCAAGATGTCAGAGCGGGAACCTTTTCTCGCTGAAAATCCACACCTCGAACAAATCATAACTTCAGCACCGCAAATGGTTGATGCGGCGCGACTTGGTCGTATGAAACCCGATCAAGGATTTCGTGATGTGCTTAAATCGATGAAGCAAAATAAAGCTTACACCGGAAATAAAATTAACGACTGGTCCTAATTAACATATTAGGCCTTTCGTTTTAAAAGGAGGTTTTATATGTCGAGACAACGTCGTATGTCACAAAAGGAAAAGCGCAGAAGTGAGCGCGAACGTAATGGAACATTGAATTCCAAGTTTAGTATGAGACCAATTAAACCTATCACATCAACACAAGAGGAAATGTTTTACAACTATCAAGCTGGATATAATGTAGCTGCAATAGGAACGGCAGGAACGGGTAAAACGATGTGTGCCTTATACCTGGCACTTCAAGATGCTCTTCTATCAGAAGATTATGATCAAGTGGTAATCGTTCGTTCAGCGGTTCAGACAAGAGAACAGGGCTTTATGCCGGGATCTCAAGCTCAGAAAGAAGCAGTTTATTCGGCACCTTATGTTGATATTACATGTGATTTATTTGGTCGCGGTGATGCTTGGGATATTATGAGACAGAAACATCAAGTGAAATTCATGACTTCTTCTTTTGTGCGCGGATTGACGTTTGATAATTCTATCATCGTAGTAGATGAATGCCAGTCTATGACTTATCACGAACTAGACAGCATCATCACTCGTGTAGGTGAATCTTCTCGTATTATCTTCTGTGGAGATACGCGACAAGATGACTTAGCTGGATCAAGAAACAGAAACGACGTTTCTGGACTAGCGAAGTTCTTGAAAGTTTTGGAAAAAATTCCTTCATTCAAAGTGGTTAATTTTGGAGTCGAGGACATTGTTCGCTCAGGCCTCGTAAAGGAATATATAATTGCAAAGGAAAAAATTGAAAGTAGACCTGCTGCATTTGCCCCAGCTTTTGCAGTAGCGTAGTAATGGTAGAGACTGTCCTATGTAATGTAGGGCAGTCTCATTTTTAAAAGGAAAATAAAATGACAACACATGAAACCATCGTAGCACAATTCGAAGCTTACCTTAAAGAACAGGCAGCATTCGAAGAAAAAGGCGTGAAAGCAGCAGCTGCACGTGCAAGAAAGGCTCTAGGCGAGCTTGGCAAACTAGCTAAAACTCGTAGAGCAGAAATTCAAGAAAAGAAAAACTCACTATAAGTTGAGAGATTCTCTTTATGGCAAAATATGCAGTTAAAGTTCCTTTCGGTGACGAAGAAGATGATAAGTTATTCGTTACCGAAGGAGATACTAAATTTAAGTTAAAAATTAAATTATTCAACACTGTAGATGATGCAAGAGAACATGCTGATCTATGGGGACCAGCCGCAACCGTTGTTGAACTAGACGACGATTACGAGATACTATTATGACACAAGAAATACAAGACTACAAACTCAATTGGTTGAGAAAGAAAAGCTTTCAAGTTAAAGCTTCTTACGCTAGAGTCGATGAATACGACAACTGGCTTAGTGAGAAGTGTGACGAGAGAGAATGGGAAAAATCAATCAATCCAGAAAAAAGCGAAGCAACATATTACTTCGAAAAATCACAAACAGCCGAAAAATTTCGTGAACAATTCTTAGGAGATTCGCGCACAGTAGACCTCGGCCAGTAAAAAGGAAATCTATATTATGGCCTTCAATCATTTTGATCATGGCATTGAACTACCTCAACTCACGAGACAAACTACAGAATCTGGACGAAAATACTTCACTCCAACAGGCGATGCTTTTCCATCAGTAACGACAGTACTAGGTATTCTAGGAAAGCGTGAATTGATGGAATGGCGTAAGCGTGTTGGAGATGAAGAAGCAAATCGAATCTCACGTCAAGCTGCCACTCGTGGTACAGCAGTACATAAGCTATGTGAAGATTACATTGATAATAAAGAGGACTATTCTAAAAAGCACATGCCTGCTAATATTCATATGTTTAATACTATGAAGCCACTATTAGATGAAAAAATAAATAATATATGGTTCCAGGAAGCTTTTCTGTATAGTACTGAACTAAGAACTGCAGGACAGGTCGATTGTATCGCAGAATTCGAAGGTGAACTCTCTGTAATTGACTTTAAGACTTCGCGAAGACAGAAGAGTGCTAGTAACATTCAAAATTACTTTATGCAAGTTTCTTTTTATGCGAAAGCATTTGAAGAAAGAACGGGAACACCGATACGTAAAGGTGTTGTTCTAATTGGTGTCGATGATTCGGAACCACAAACATTCGTAATCGATACTGAAGAGTATTTGGAACACTTTAAAGCGGTAAGAGAAACGTATTCTGAACTCTATGAAAAAAACACGTTACATAATAATTGACGAATATATGGGAGTATTCCTAGGCACTTATAATGGGTCTGAGCTTGGTGCAAGAGATAACAGAACATACGCATGCTTTGCATTTAACAATCCTTTTGGATTAACAACTGCTTGTTCATTTAGAACAGAGAATGCAGCTAACTATTATATCAGAGATACCTTTCATCCTCATAAGAGAAAAAGTTTGAAAGCTTTACCAGTAGAAACAGATTCTGATTTTCCTAATGTTATTGATATTATCAAATCAGGATATGTAGATAGTACTTACGACATGATTGATGGAATGTTTACAGAAGTAAGTGAAACTATTCATTAACAGTTGACAATTGCTTTTGAATGGTGTATAATAGTTAAAAAATTTGGAACAATACCATGCAAAAACCTAAACTAATTAATGATGCTTTGATGTTAGCTATCAAAGCTCACGGAACACAACGCCGAAAGTACACTGGCGAGCCCTATGTCATTCATCCGATTGGGGTCTCAAAGATCGTCGAGACAGTAAAGCATACTCCTGAAATGGTAGCAGCTGCTCTTCTTCATGACGTGGTCGAAGATACTCCGGTAACTCTAAAAGAGATACGTGATCAGTTCGGGCCTCTCGTGGCCGAGTACGTACACTACGCGACGAACGTATCAGAAAAGAATGACGGGAATCGAACATTCAGAAAGAAGATGGACGCTGATCACTTCGCTATGGGGCCTGCAGAATCTCAGACTATCAAGATAGCTGATCTGATCCACAACAGTGATACTATCATCGAACATGACCAAAAGTTCTTCCACTCGACCTACAAGTACGAGAAGAAGTACATGCTTGAGGTCCTCACGAAAGCTGACCCGATCCTAGTAGAACAGGCTCAGACTATCCTTCAAAATGCTTGGGAACCAACCAATAACGCATAAGTTATTGATTCTTATAGCAAAAAAATAATCCCTTTAGAAACAACCACTTATGTTCACAGTAGCATAAGTGGTTGTTTTGTATGGAAAAAAAGTTTTCACAAAACAGTTGACATTTGCTTTGAAGAGGTATAGAATGGTACCATAAATTGATAAAGGAATGAAATATCATGGTTCTTTACGTTGCTTACGTTGGTGTTGAGTATGAAGGTGGATCTCCTCTCGGCGTCTATGAGTCTGTAGATGCGGCAGTAGAAGCGGTTCGACAGCACGTTGTTCGAGATGACGTCGCTCCTTACGTGGGCACCGACTACTACGAGGTCTATGCTTACGAGCTTGGTGCTCCTCCGGTAGATATCTGCTATCAATCTCCAGTAGCTTGGGGTGAGCAGGCAGCTCTTCTAGACGCAGCATAAGTTATTGATTTCTATAGCAAATGAAAAAAAGTTGCAAAAAAGTGAAAAAAACAGTTGACATTTGCTTTGAAATGGTGTAGAATAGTATCATAAATTGGAAAAAGGAAAGAAAATATGAAAGTCATCGTTATCCACAAAGCCTTCGAAGAGATCCCAGTAGCGGTAGCAGAAGTTAACGTACCTGCTGAAATCTCAGACAACATCGAAGAAGCTCTCGAATACGCATACCGCTGGACCAACAACATTCAAGGTTCTTGGAGTCGGGACGATATCGAGGACAACGGTGATTACAACTCCAACGTTACTCGCTTGGTTCCTCTGAAGAATGGTTACGGTCTTCGTTCTACCAGCGCTCGGGATCACATGATCGTGGAAGGCAAAGTTTACGAAGTTGACTTCTTCGGTTTCAAAGAGGTAGCGTAATGGATATTCGAGATCACGCTTTACAGTTAGTTGATGATGGGTTTGTGGACCAAAGGGATATGCTCATAGCAGCACTTAAGTTCATGAGCAAAGATGAAGTAGCTGAGATGTTAGTCGTTAACCAGTTCGAACCAGAAGACATGGATGAAGACTATGAGTAACGCTATGAAATCTTTCGCTATCGCTGCTATCGTGTTCGTTGTAGTTACTGTTGCTCTGTTGAACGCAACTTCGATTCCTGACGTTCACGTAAGTCACTCGAGTGGTCAGTGCGTCAAGGTAATCAACTACGAAGAAACTGACTACACTTGCGACAACCTTCCTTCTAAGTATAACCACGTGTGGGTACAGTAATGAGTAATTTAGAATCTTACTTTGAGTTTTTGGACATGCTTCGAGAAAGCGGAAGCATCAACATGTTTGGTGCACCTCGCGTTCTTCAGGACGAGTTCGGCCTCAGTAAAGGAGAAGCTTTCGAGATCTTTAAAGCTTGGACTGAAAAATTTTCAAAATGATTGAAAAAAACAGTTGACAATTGCGCTTTGATTTGGTATAATAGTCTAGTAAATTAAATTAATGGAGAAATTTTGTTATGGCACATATGATTGAAGAAATTAACGGCGTCGCTCAAATGGCATACCGGCTATCTGCTGGTGTTCCTTGGCACGGCCTGGGTACTCCTGTCGGCGACGACATGACTCCCGAAGAAATGATGAAAGCAGCCGGTCTCGACTGGTCTGTTCGTCTTCAAGACTCTTTCATCGAAGTAAACGGTGAAAAGGTTCTCACTGGTCAGCAAGCGCTGGTTCGTGAAACTGACGGTAAGATCCTTACCAACGTTGGTGGTAAGTGGAATCCTTGCCAAAATGCTGACGCTTTCGACTTCTTCGCGGATTTCGTAAAAGCAGGCGACATGGTGATGGATACTGCTGGGTCACTTAAGGACGGTCAGATCGTCTTCGCTGCTGCTGATGTTCGAGATGGATTCTCGCTCTTCGGTGGTGATGAAGTGAAAGGTTACCTTCTCTTCTCTAACCCTCACGTCTACGGTCGCTCTATCGACGTCAAGTTTGTAATGACTCGAGTGGTATGTAACAACACTCTCAGCATGGCACTCACTGAAAAGAATCAGCCTGCGGTACGTGTTTCTCACCGTAACCAATTCGATGCCGAGATGGTCAAGCAAGCGCTTGGTATCTCTCATGCTCGAATCACTCAGTTTAAGGAAGCTGCAGAGTTTCTTGGATCTAAGCGATACAAGGATGCTGACTTCCAAAGGTTCTTGGGTAAAGTCTTCGGTACTTCTTCTCAGGAAAACAAGACGCTCAGCCGAACCGCTGAACGCGCTCTTGAAATCGTCGACACCCAACCAGGTGCTAACTTCGCTCCTGGAACGTGGTGGAACGCCTATAATGCAGTCACCTACATGACTGATCATGAGCTTGGTCGATCAGCCGACGCTCGAGCCACTTCAGCCTGGTTCGGAGTCAACGCCAAGCGTAAACTTGACGCCCTCAACCTCGCGGTTGAGATGGCAGAGGCAGCGTAAGCTGCCTCTTTTTTTATTCTAATTGAAAGGAGAAAAATCATGGAAATCATTAAAAACTTTGGTGTCGGATTCGCAACTCTAGCGGTTATTTTTGGAATCATGTATGGAATTGAGTATACCGCATTGTCTTTTGGCGCTACAGAAAAGCAAGCAGGAATGTTCATGTTTGCTCCTATGATTGGATATCTGACTTACGTATTCGGTGGTCTGACTCGATCAATCTACTTCAAAAAAAGTTGAACTTTTTTCACAAAAACAGTTGACAATTGCTTTGAAATGGTATATTATAGACTAGTAAATTAAAAAAAGGAACTATATTATGCAACGTGTAAATATGAATAAGAGAGGCTCTAATTGCTACCTAGGTAGTGTTTATACTGCCTGTGCTGGTGACATGCTTCAAATTCAAGATGTTAGAAGTATCGTTAAGAAAATGAACAGCTATCTTCGAGATGCTAACGCTAAAGACCGCTATGGTAGGCCGCTTCAGTATCGAGTCTCTTTGAAAGGACGCGATCCCATTGAAAAGGTTATCAACAAGCGTACCGGCAAGCCCAACGGTTATAACTGGGCAGGTGACATCGTCGGTGGCATGGCAAACGCTGGCCGCATCGACGTCTACATCCATCAGCGATAAAACTAGTAATTATGAAAATTAAAATTGAAATTGAACTTGATACAGTTCGAGACGAGCAGGAACTTAAGGACCTGATCGACATTATTGAAAACCTTCGAAATAAGAACGACGACGACGATTACGACTACGACGAGTAAACTATGATTGAGATTCTTCAAGAAGTAACTGACTGGGGTGATCAAAATGTTCCTAATGGAATCTATCACGTCAACAGCGCTGGACATTTGGTTCAGTACAATAGTACGGTCTACAAGAATCCGTTGAAAGGTTTTAGTAAGTCACGACGTAAGTTCATTAAGATCGGTGAACGTGAAGACGTCTATCATCCAGACATCAAGCGCGTTCAAGGATCAAACGGCAAGATATATACTATCTTAGATGGAAAGTGTTCTTGCCCAGGTTTTGTATTTAGAGGTAAGTGTAAACATGTTATTGCAAATGATTGATTATTTTTCGTTATATTTTTTATTTTTTCTTGAGATGTTAGCAGTAGGAGTACTACTTCTTACTATGACATTTTTCGTATATATGTCTTCGCACATGATTAGCGAAAGGAAAACCGGCAAGACAATTCCTCTACCTTGGGAAAAAGGTTACAAATTCAAGCTATTTAACAAGGACGACGTTAAATACAGAGACGGGGATAATACTTGATGGATAAACTTAAAAACTTTTTACAAGAAGTCGATTGGAAACGAATGGGAAAGATTGCTTTGGTGATCGGTCCTGTTTTGCTATGGGAAGTGTGGTATAACGCAATTAAGTATACTAACATTCTTAACGAAAAAATCAACACAGTTGGAGACAAATTCTTATCTAACTTTATGAATGGGAAATAATTATTATGAATCATAACGAGTTTGAAGAAATTAGATTGTCTCGAGAAGTAGCTCGAGAAATTCAATGGGTGATCGATAAGGGTGGTGTAATGCCTGCTCAGATTCGCAAAGCTTATGATAAACTGAAAGCTTTTTATGATAAGCAGCTCGCAGATGAAGAATACCGAATGACTACGTTTCATCCTGAAAGCATACCAGAATAAAAAAACAGAGGGGCTTATAGCCCCTCATTTAATTGCGCAAGATGTGTTAGATGATTGTTGCTATGCTATAAACAGTTGTACTGATACAAAAAAATGCCACAAGTAGCTCTAACCCATTTTGCAATAGTTCGTCAAACATGATGTTTCCTTACAATGGGTTAATGCTGTATAGAGATCCTAGAAAAATAGCAAACAAAGCGAACAGTTCGAACTTATCTCTAAGATCTTCTACATTCTGTTGCTTAATTTTTTTTACGATTTCTACCATACGATTCTATATATACAACTTGTTTATAATGTATTATAAAAAGTGTTAATAATTGTAAATATGAGGAAACATAAATACTATCATGGACGATAAACCTTTACTTTGGCTCGGATGGTGCATACTATTCGTTTATTCTATACTTCTTTTTACTTCTACAACTCAATGATTGCGAAAAATAAAAAAATGATGATGTTTAATCGAAGTGCTCAGAGTGACTTTTTCTTTAAGCAGAAAAGACAAGAAACAGAAAGATTAGAACCTAAACAACTATGGCAGAAGCACAGGCCACTGCAGGCTTACCTCGATTCTGTTACTCCTGAAGAAAAAGAAAGACTATTAAATTGCAGCAGAAGGTTCGTATACGATATTCTAGTATCGAGACGAGAACCCGGTGTTAGAGAACTTCGCGGAAACGAGCTGTATCCTCTAGGACTAAAGCTTGATTAATTTGTTTTAGACCAATATACTATTTCAAACTTGCCTTTTTGTGTTTCTATCAAGGCTGAACAATTCTCACACCAGTCTCCATCGTTCATGTATGTTACACCATCGACTTCTCTAATAGCCGGTGTGTGAATGTGCCCACAAATGATTCCATCAAACTTTCTTTTCTTGCAGTAGTTAATCATTTCAATTTCAAATTCACCAATAAAGTTCGATGCTTTTTTAGCTCTATGCTTTAAATACTTTGCTAATGACCAATACGGTTTTCCAAAAAAGTTTCTTATACGATTTACGAACGTGTTTAGACCTATTAAACGATCATAAGCAAAGTCTCCAATGTGCATTACCCATCTTCCAAACTTTGTTTTCATGAGATAGTCAAACATGTCCCCATGTACGACTAAATAACGCTTTCCATCTACACCAACATGAATTACATTGTTAACTACTTTAACTTCGCCTATGTTAATAGGATCAATTGTTCTTAGAAACTCGTCATGATTTCCTGTAATGTAAATTACTTCAATTTCCTTTGAAAGTTTGATGAGCTCTTTGATCACTCTGTTGTGAGAATTTGGCCAGTACCATTTTTTCTGCAACCTCCACCCATCAACAATATCACCTACAAGATAAAGTTTTTTGGTTTTGATTTGCTTTAAAAAGTCAAGTAACTCTTCAGCCTGGCAATGCTTAGAACCTAAGTGTGTGTCTGATATGAATACGCTACGATGACCAGTATTTTTTTGCATCGATATTTTCCCAGTGTTTATCGTTGTTACGATATAAAAAGTTCTTAATGAGATACCAGATCATGCCAAAGTATCCCATTTGTCTAAACCTACGGCTATCTTGGCCAAAGTAGTGTTTAGCTATTCTAAATCTTTTTGGATCATACATTTTAGACAAGAAGAAATCTTCTGAAGTCGGATACTTGCAAGGGAAGCCTCCGAACTCTTCGAACTTGTCTCGACGTGTGAGCATATAAGCACCAACTGCGAATGGCATCCACCTTGCCATAATATTGTTGACTACATTAAACATCGAGAAAGCAAACTGAGATCTCTTGCAATCGTCATAACACTTGATGTTGAGCCCTATCATATCGAGATCTTCTTCTTCAATTTGTGTTACTGTGTCATAGATTACAGTGTTACTGAAGAATCTAACATCTGAATCGATGAACAAAATGTAGGGAGTTTGTGCTAGAGCGGCTCCGTTGTTTTTAGCTTCGGAAACTGGGCCACCTTGAATTACTTTAACTTTGAGATCGCCCTTCTTCTCTTTGATAATTTTTCGTGTATTATCAGTAGAAGCATCAGCAATGTATATTTGAACACCTTCAATACCTTTTTGCTCTCTCAAATGATCGAGTAGGTGTCCTATGTAATTCTCTTCATTCTTACAGGGTACCACTATGGTTATAGTATTTTTGAGCATATCGTATCACCTGTTAACGGAGTCATATAGATATTTATCAGTCTCACTTAACATGTCACACAAGATTAACAGAATATGAAACACTTATTTCTTCTAGTAAAACCTCACAACAGATAAATAACTTCGTATAGCTTTACTAAGTTACTTTGCGGTAAGATTTATAGTGACATAGTGAATGGATTTTCTATAACATTAGAGGAAATTATGATAAAGAATATGCTAACTAAAGTGTTTGCTGGATTCATCATGATGATCAGTTTTTCTATTGTTCACGCTCAAGACGCAACTGACGACGATACAATAAAAACAGAAGCGACAACCAACAGCACTGTAACAACTAAATCAGACACAAAAACAAAATTAGAATCGCCGCCACCATCGGCGATCTCACCAACTATAAACACATCGAACTCAGATCTATGTACGTTCGGTGTAGCAGGGGCCATTCAGACACAGATTTTAGGTATTTCGACAGGTACGCAAGTAGTCGATGAAAACTGTGAAAGATTAAAGTTAGCTAAGACTATCTATGATATGGGCATGAAAGTTGCAGCAGTTTCTGTTATGTGTCAAGATCAAAGAGTGTTCGACGCGATGATGGATGCGGGTACACCATGTCCTTACGATGGTCTCATCGGTAAAGACGCGAAGAATGCTTGGGAAGTAGATCCAGATAGACAACCTGGTGCTAAAGATAAGGAGGAAGGACTTGATAACGGTACTAAGACGTTACTTGGCGGGGCTGGTGTTGCTAGCCTGCTCATCTTACTCTTACTCTGAGGAGATAGTTTACGGAACTACTCAGAATGCTGCGTCTGACGCGCTGACTTGGGTTATGACGAATGTATTGCCTCAGCAAGCAGGTTTGACTGTAAACAGTGTAATTTATAGATATACAGCAGTTAAAGATCCTGCGACTGGTATGATCGTCTATGTACAGAACGAAAATGCTCAAGGTCCTGGATATATTTTTAGATCGAAAGATGATTGGAGTGGTTTGCCTGGAAACACTATTAACAAAGTAGTTCCAGTTAATAACATTCCAAAGGAACTTTGGGGAAGAGGATCTATCGACGTTGAGGGCCAAGGATTCGTAACAAACGCTTCTGTTGTTTATGGTTACCAGTATGATCCTTGTTTCGATCCACAAAGTAGTCCAGAATGCCCAGGATATAAAGATCCTTTCGTTATGGATTTGCTCGACCCAGAAATTGTTGATCCACTTGACGATGATTTGTTGCAAGCAGAACTGGATAGAAAAGCTGCAATGATAGATGAAGATCAAGAAGAACGTGATCGTAAAAATTCTAAAAAGGATGATGAAAAAGAAGAAAAAGAAAGTTTAGAACAGATGCTAGGGATAGTGAATAACACACTTCTAGCAGCTGAAGCGGCAGCTCAAGCAGCCGAACTACTCGCTATGAATTTTATACCAGCAACGTATTATGTTGCTTTACCGGATACTAAGTACGAAGAAACGATAGTACTAAAGGATGCTAAACTACCTCAGAATGATAGAGCAAAAAGATTAGGATTAGCACAACAATTATTGCATGAAGAATTGGTGAACTCACAGTATGATAGAAAATAAAAAATAAGGAGAACAAGATGTTCAAAAAAGTATTAGTAGCAATGGCTGTAGTAAGCGCTGCTTCTGTATACGCTGTTGATGTTCCACTAGTTGGTACAGTCGATTCTAAATGTGTCGTAACAACTGACACAGTAGGCGTATATGGAAACCCGTTGCCATATCGTCTCAGCACAACTGCAGCCGACAGTGGTGTAGAGCCAGTTGTTCGTTATGACGTAATTCAAGCAAATTATTATACAGCTAGAATTGTGGTTCCTGAATCATTTTCAGAAAGCCCTACACTTGACGATGTAGTGAACTGGACAGGTACTGTTTCAGTAGCAGAAGTCAGTGACGCTCAGATGTCAGCTTACGACCAAAACAAAATTACGTATGATAACGTAACTGAAGTAGATTTATCAGTAGCTGGAAGTACTTGGTTTAAAGTAACTTCTCAAGCTGACTATGGTTTTAACAAAGCATTACCAGCGGGAACATATCGTGCGATCGTTCAGGCTGAGTGTATAGCGCAATAAGAGTAAACCTTAATGCGCTATATTATGCTTACATTGATATTAACTCTAGGTGGGTATGCAAATGCCCACCAATGGTTACCCACATATCCGAAACTTGAGCGTTCATTCGTTCCAGGAGTATGGTATACTACTTTAGAATTATTTAACAGCAGGAAAGATGTTGAGTACTATCAGATAAGTGTACTTGATAAAGACATGCAACCAGTGAAGTTCGCTTCACGTAATAGGTTGGTGAATGTTCCTTATACAAAGAGAGTGAAAGTTGACGTGTATATTCGTGAAGAAGATAAAGACAGAGCAGTTTATATCTGTTCTTTATCTAAACTGTTTCCAGGGAAAGAAACGGCTACAGTTATATCTTCTAGAATATGCTCTAAGATAAAATGATAAAATGAAGCAACTATGTACAATAATTTATTTTATTACCATTTTGGTAATTACAACAAGCGCTCCTAGAGTATTTGCTCAGAGTAGCTTAAACTTAGCGCTACCTCAAGCGCCGCAGAGCTTTCAATCTGATAGAGTGAGAGCTGGTGATGTTGAGTGTTCAGCAGCTATAGGCTCTTCGACTAACGTAGAGTTCGGTGTTGTAGGTATACTAAACCAAGATGATCCTTGGGCACAATACAATACGCTAGTAGATCCAACGTTAAGAATGCGCCAAAGCAGTAACGGGTTTATGCGCGATGTAGGTGTTTATGCAAGAATCACAATACCTATCGGCGCACCAAAAGAAAGATTGAATTGTAATTTGTTATATAAGTTAGAATTAGAAAAGAAGCAGCTTGAAGTTATGAAGCTTAGACAAGAAATTCTACAACTTCAGCAGATGCAATTCGAAAATTAAGGAAAAGAAATGTCAGATAAAGATTTAGGCGAACTAACTGAAAACTTCGAACAAGAAGTTGAGAACTTAAAGAACACTAAGATGAAGTTATTCGGTATCACTATGACACCGACAACAATTGGTGCTGCGTTCGCTATTATCACTTCTGTACTCGGCGCGTTATATGGTGGATTTGAAACATATAAAGCTTTTCAAGAAATGGCTGAAAAATTAGAAGTACTAGATATCGAAGCTGTTGAAGCT